CTGAAATTAAAAAAAGAGGTCGTGGCAGACCCCGGAAGTCAGAAGTAGCTGCTGTAAAACCCGGTAACAAGGGTAAAGTAGGCAGACCAAAGGGTGACGCTGCTATAATCAACGAGTACAAAGCTCGTATGCTGGCTTCACCAAAGTCAAAGAAAGTCCTTGAGACTATTTTTGATGCTGCACTTGACAACGACCATAAGAATCAGGCTTCTGCTTGGAAGCTAATTATGGACCGTATGTTACCAGTTGGTGCATTTGAGAAGGAAGTAGTGAAGGACGGTGGTAGAAACGCCATACAGATCAACATAACAGGTGTTGGTGCTGTAGACGTAAACGACAGTGACGTAATCGAAGGAGAAGTAGTTGATGAGTCTTGAGTTTTTTACACTGGAAGAGTTCAACTGCAGAGTCACTGGTGACAACAAGATGGAACCGGAGTTCCTACAGAAGCTTGATCGTTTACGTGGTGAGTGTGGGTTCCCGTTTGTCATAACAAGCGGTTATAGACACCCCATTGAACATCCTATAGAGGCTAACAAGGAAGTTCCGGGGACCCATGCTCAGGGCATTGCTGCAGACATCCAAATCAACTACGGCGGTCATCGCTTCATCATTGTTCAAAAGGCACTTGAGCTTGGCTTCACGGGCATAGGCATTGCTAAGACCTTTGTCCATGTGGACACACGAGGCACAACTCCAGTTATGTGGCTCTACTAATGCTTTACACCAAGAATAAAAATCTGACTGACACCAGTACACAAACCATTGTTACTATCCCTGATGGTCACGTAGCTCACTGGAACTTAGTCTTTGTTGCTAACTTGCACAACTCTACTAACTCCATTACTTTATTCGTGGACAAACCTAGTCCAACTTCTGATGTCTATATCTACAACGGTACTAACATAAGTTCCAAAGAAAACTTAATGATCGACGGTCAAGCAGTGTTTGTACTGCAGCCCGGTGACATCATCAAAGCGTCCACAAGTGGCTCAGGTAATGTCGAAGTAGTAGTGACTTTTGATCTACTCCCAGCACCAACAGTGTTTAACAACTTTAATGGATCTTGACATCCAGTTACTGCCTTGGCAGCAGGAAGTGTGGGCTGACGATGCTAGATTTAAGATAGTAGCAGCAGGTAGACGTACGGGTAAGTCAAGGCTTGCTGCTTGGCTGCTAATTGTTAATGCTTTGCAGACTGAACGTGGACAGGTGTTCTACGTAGCTCCAACACAGGGTCAGGCCAGAGACATCATGTGGCAGACTCTGTTGGAACTGGGTCACCCTGTAATCTCAGGCAGCCACATTAACAACCTGCAGATCAAGCTGGTCAACGGTGCTACCATCAGCCTCAAGGGTGCCGACAGACCAGAGACTATGCGTGGTGTGTCACTGAAGTTCCTAGTGTTGGACGAGTACGCAGACATGAAGCCTGACGTATTTGAGCAGATCCTTAGACCTGCACTGGCTGACCAAAAGGGCTGCGCTATGTTCATAGGTACGCCTATGGGTCGCAACGAAGTTCCTAGTGTTGGACGAGTACGCAGACATGAAGCCTGACGTATTTGAGCAGATCCTTAGACCTGCACTGGCTGACCAAAAGGGCTGCGCTATGTTCATAGGTACGCCTATGGGTCGCAACCACTTCTACGAGTTGTACAAGTACGCAGACTTAGGTGACGACGAGACTTACAAAGCATGGCACTTTACTTCCTATGACAACCCGTTGCTTGACCCGGAAGAAATCGACATTGCTAAGAAGTCTATGTCAAGCTATGCGTTTCGTCAGGAGTTTATGGCGTCATTTGAAGCTCGTGGGTCAGAAATGTTTAAAGAGGACTGGGTAAAGTTCGACGACGAAGGTATTGACGAAGGAGACTACTACATAGCTGTTGACTTAGCGGGTTTTGAAGAAGTCAACAAGAAGCGTACTAAAAATGCTAAACTGGACGAAACAGCAATTGCCGTGGTCAAGGTTAATCCTAATGGTTGGTACGTTGACAATATTATTTACGGGAGATGGAGCCTTGACGAGACAGCAGCCAAAATATTTCAGGCTGTTAGAGACTACAGGCCCGTTAGTGTTGGTATCGAAAGAGGCATAGCAAAGCAAGCAGTAATGTCTCCTCTAACGGACTTACAGAGGCGCTACGGGACGTTCTTCAGGGTTGAAGAGTTGACCCACGGTAACAAGAAGAAGACTGACAGGGTGATGTGGGCGTTACAGGGCAGGTTTGAGAATGGCTTTGTGACACTCAACAGAGGCGAGTGGAACTCTAGGTTCTTGGACCAGCTATTTCAGTTCCCGGACCCACTAACTCACGACGACTTGGTTGACGCTTTAGCTTACATAGATCAACTGGCAAACGTAGCGTACGACTATGACTACGAAATAGACAACCATGAAATTTTAGACGTAGTAGCAGGATACTAACATGAGTGAAATATTTGAGCAGGACCCTTTGTTGATAGAAGAATCTATTGAAGACTGGGTAATTACTAAGTGTGAAGACTGGCGTGACCACTACGAGTCAAACTACGAGGCACGTTTTGACGAGTACTACAGACTTTGGCGGGGCATCTGGGACCCTGCTGACTCCGACAGAGCTTCAGAAAGATCCAGAATCATCTCACCTGCGTTGCAGCAAGCAGTAGAGTCCAATGTAGCTGAGATGGAAGAAGCCACCTTTGGACGTGGCAAGTGGTTTGACGTAAGTGACAACATGGGTGATTCCCAGAAGCAGGACGTGTTGTTCCTGCGTAATAAACTTACGGAAGACTTTGAGGACTGTAAGGTTCGTAAAGCAGTAGCAGAGTGTCTCATCAATGCAGCCGTGTTTGGCGTAGGTATTGGTGAGGTTGTTATTGAGGAAATGAAAGAGATGGCACCGGCCACACAGCCCATCATGGGTGGTGACTTACAGGCAGTCGGTGTCAACATCATGGAGCGAGTCAAGGTTAAACTCAAGCCCGTGATGCCTCAGAACTTCCTGATTGACCCAGTGGCTACCAGTGTTGAGGAAGCCATGGGTGTAGCCATTGACGAGTTCGTGAGCTTACATCAGGTGGAACTGCTGCAGGAACGGACGTTTACGTCGGTAGTGCTGCTCCTGACTCTGACTTAGAGCCTGACCAAGACATCACGATCTACAGTGACGACAAAGTGCGTCTTACGAAGTACTACGGCTTAGTGCCACGAGAACTGCTAGAGAACGCTACAAAAGAAGAAGACGAAGAAGAAGTAGAACTCACGGGTTCTGAATCTAAGTCTAAGTACGTAGAAGCAGTAGTTGTGATTGCCAATGGTGGAGTCCTGTTGAAAGCAGAGGCTAACCCTTACATGATGCAGGACAGACCTGTAGTTGCTTTCCCATGGGACGTAGTACCCGGAAGGTTCTGGGGTCGTGGCGTGTGTGAAAAAGGTTACAACTCACAGAAAGCTCTTGACACTGAGTTACGAGCTAGGATTGACGCCCTGAGCCTCACGATTCATCCCATGCTGGCTGTGGACGCCACTAGGTTACCACGAGGTGCTAAACCTGAAGTACGTCCGGGTAAAATGATTCTAACCAGTGGAGATCCTTGAGCCTCACGATCCATCCCATGCTGGCTGTGGACGCCACTAGGTTACCACGAGGTGCTAAACCTGAAGTACGTCCGGGTAAAATGATTCTAACCAGTGGGGATCCTCGTGAAGTTCTACAACCGTTTAACTTTGGTCAGGTCAGTCAGATCACTTTTGCACAGGCAAGTGCTTTGCAGCAGATGGTACAACAAGCTACTGGTGCCGTGGACTCTGCTGGCATTGCGGGTTCAGTCAATGGAGAAGCAACGGCTGCTGGCATTAGTATGTCTCTTGGTGCTATCATTAAGCGCCATAAGCGTACACTGATTAACTTCCAGCAGTCCTTCCTGATACCTTTTGTCAAGAAGGCAGCCTACCGTTACATGCAGTTTGACCCTGAGAACTACCCTGTTGCTGACTACAAGTTCAACGCTACTAGCAGCCTAGGTATCATCGCAAGGGAATACGAAGTCACACAGCTTGTACAACTACTACAGACTATGCAAAAAGACTCACCGTTGTACAACACGCTGATCCAGTCCATCATAGACAACATGAACTTGTCTAACCGTGAAGAACTTATTGCAGCAATGCAACAAGCGATGCAGCCTAACCCAGAAGCACAGCAGATGGCACAGGCAGCACAACAGGCGCAGCTTGAGTTCCAGCAGTCCCAGACAGCAGCACTAGGCGCACAGGCTCAAGAGTCTGCTGCTAGGGCTTCTAAGCTGGCTGCTGAGGCACAGGCTGTACCTATGGAGCTAGAGATTGACCGTATCAACGCAGTCACTAGGAACCTCCGTGAAGGAGACGCAGAAGACAAAGAGTTTGAACGCCGTATGCGTGTTGCAGACACTCTTCTAAAAGAACGACAAATTAAAGGTAAAGAAAATGTTGACAGACAAAGAACTCCAAGTTCTCCTGAACCAAGTAGACAAGTTTCTCCAACCCCGTTGGGCGCAGTTAGAGGACTTGACACGCCAACTAGAGGAAATCAATAATGCCAAGGGAGAAGGACCCAAGACTGGAAAGAGCAGGAGTAAGCGGCTACAACAAGCCGAAGAGGACTCCTAATCATCCCACTAAGTCGCACGTAGTAGTTGCCAAAGAAGGTGACAAGGTTAAAACTATTAGGTTTGGACAACAGGGAGTCAGCGGTGCGGGTAAAGCCCCTAAGTCTGAGAAAGATAAAGCCAGACGCAAGTCATTTAAAGCTCGTCATGCAAAGAATATTGCAAAAGGTAAAATGTCAGCAGCGTACTGGGCAAACAAGGAAAAGTGGTAATGGCTAAAGGCGTACCTCATTATTTTAAAGACGGAACAAAACACACAGGTGGAACACACAAGATGCCCAATGGTGAAGTACATTCAGGTGCTTCTCATGGTGCAACTTCTAAGAAACTGTTTCACTTAGACGAACTTTCTAAAACAGCTAAGGAGAAAGCTATGATGTACAAGTCTAAACCAGCGAAACCAAAGGCTAAGTCTAAGCCAAAGCCCAAAAAGAAACCTATGAAAAAGGGTTACTAAGAGACTGTGGCCAAGCAAAAGAACAAACCAAAGAAGTCTTCAGGGCCTACTCCTACTAACAAGGCTTTGTATTCTCGTGTCAAGTCAGAAGCTAAACGTAAGTTTAAGGTATGGCCTTCTGCTTATGGTTCAGCGTGGCTGACAAAAGAGTACAAAAAAAGAGGTGGTACGTATGCCTAAGAAGACTGGTCTTAAGAAATGGTTTGACGAAGAGTGGATAGACGTCAAGACAGGAAAGAAATGTGGACGATCTGGTAGTGAGAAGAAGAAGCGTCCCTATCCTTCCTGTCGTCCTAAAGCTGTAGCTGCTAAGATGACTAAGGCTGAAAAAGAATCATCAGCACGTCGTAAAACAGGGCCTAAAAAGGTCAAACATGCAGTTACTGCTTCAGGCAGACGTAGGAAAACTACTAAAAAATAACTCTTGACTTTTAACTAAAAACATGCTATACTATAACTGTAGTATAAACAAAGGGAAACTATGAAGCCTGAGCTTGAAACTTACTTCAACAACTACAACGAACTCTTCAATTCTGAAGGTTTCAAACAACTCATTCAAGAGCTTTCCAATAATGCAGTAACTTTAGCTGACATTCAGACAGTTAAGGACACTGAAGACTTCTTATTTAGGAAGGGTCAAGTTGCATCTTTAGCTTCTGTAATTAACTTACAGGCAACTATTGAAGCAGCTAGAGATCAAGCTGAAGAGGAAGAAGAAGTAGATGATTAAAGTATACGACTTTCGTTGTGACAACGGACACGTATATGAACAGTTCGTAGACTCTGGCACCGAAGTAAGTAGGTGCAAAGAATGTGGTGCCAGTGCTACAAAAATGCTGTCTGCCCCGGCTTTTATACTTGATGGACACACTGGGGACTTTCCCGGTAGACACATGAAGTGGGTAAAAGAACACGAACAAGCAGGTAGATCAAACTCATCTCCATAATGACTAAGTTCACGGAGTTTAATTATGTCTAAAGCGACGATGGTTGATGTGCAACCTGAAGAGGAAAACGCAGAAGAAACCATAGAAAACGAAGAACAAGAGATTCAACAAGAAGTTGAGCAACCTCAAGTAGAAGAACCTACAGTACCAGAGAAGTACCAAGGCAAGTCCTTAGAAGAAGTAGTACAGATGCACCAAGAAGCTGAGAAGCTTTTAGGTCGTCAGTCCTCTGAAGTAGGAGAACTTCGTAAGGTAGTAGACGACTACATTTCTAGTCAGACACCACCAACAGCACCTCAACAACAAGTTGAGCCTGAAGACGATATAGATTACTTTACAGACCCTCAAGCAGCAGTCAATCGTGCTATTGAGAATCATCCTAAGATCAGAGAAGCTCAGGAGTACACTGCTCAGTACAAAAAACAATCATCTCTGGCAACGCTTAATAATAAGCATCCAGACATGCAGGAGATCCTTCAGGACCCTAAGTTTGCTGAGTGGATACAAGCTTCAAAGATTAGGACTAAATTGTTTGTAGACGCTGACCAGCGATACGATGCGGAAGCTGCTGACGAACTGTTTTCACTCTGGAAGGAGCGTAAGACAGTAGCACAGCAGACAGTGCAAGTTGAAAAGCAAGCACGTAAGCAGCAGATCAAGGCAGCCAACACAGGCAATGCACGAGGCAGTGCTGAAGGTAGTCGTAAGAAAGTGTATCGTAGGGCCGACATTATTAAACTAATGAGAACAGACCCTGAGCGTTACCAAGCTTTATCAGAGGAAATCTTAAGAGCTTATAGCGAGGGTCGAGTCAAATAATCTAAAGGAGATTAAGACTAATGGCTACTGCTACATATCCCGGAGCAGCGGGTAATACTGCAAAGACGGAAGCGGCAACGTTTATTCCAGAAATCTGGAGTGACGAGATTATCGCTGCTTACCAAAAGAACCTGAAGATGGCACCTCTTGTCAAGAAGCTCGCTATGAGTGGCAAGAAGGGCGACAAGCTTCACATCCCTAAGCCCGTACGTGGTGACGCAAATGCTAAGGCTGCTGATACTGCAGTTACTATCATTGCCAACACTGAAGGCGAACTGACTGTTGACATCGATCGCCACTTTGAGTACTCACGACTCATCGAGGACATCGTTGAAGTACAAGCTTTAAACAGCTTACGACAGTTCTACACCGAAGACGCTGGCTATGCTCTGGCTACTAAGATCGACACTGACCTCCACTCTTGTGGTACTGGTTTTGGCGACGGTGGTTCAGTTGTGTTCTCTGGTTCAGTAGCTCCTACTGACTACCAGCACACAGGCTGTTTCTTCAATGATGGCGGCACGACTACTCAGTACACTGACGACACTATGGTCGCTGCTGACGTATTCACTGACGCCTTCTTCCGCAACATGATCCAGAAGTTGGACGACAATAATGTCCCAATGGAAAGTCGTGTACTCGTTATCCCGCCTTCTGTTCGTAACACGATCATGGGCATTGACCGTTACGTGTCTTCTGACTTTGTTTCAGGCAGCACTGTAAACTCAGGTCTTATTGGTAACTTGTACGGTGTTGACGTCTACGTCTCTGCTAACTGCGCTACTATCGAAGCTGCAGCAGACAACACTGCGTCATCTATCGACACTCGTGCAGCACTCTTGTTCCACAAGGACGCTATCGTTCTTGCAGAGCAGCAGTCAGTACGTTCACAAACCCAGTACAAGCAGGAATACTTGTCAACTCTGTACACGGCTGATTGCCTGTACGGTGTTCAGGTGTATCGTCCTGAAGCTGGTTTCGTTCTCGCTATTGCTGAGTAATGAACACATACTGGGGGTCTCTTCTGAGGCCCCTAGTTTTTCTTTTTTGTTTTCTTTAGCTGGAGCAGTCTATGGGTATCTTTAGAGGTACTGGAGGTACTGGTGACGCAACTACGGACGCTGTAGCGTCTCAAGTTGGTACTGATGCTGCGACTGCTTCAACTAAAGCAAACGAGGCTGCTAATTCAGCCACAGACGCTGCTAACTCAGCTACTGCTGCGGCAGCTAGTGCGTCTTCTATATCAGGAGACGTAGCAGCAACAGCAGCTAATGCTACGGCATCATCAGCTAGTGCAACAGCAGCAGCAGCCAGTGCCACTGCAGCAGCAGCCAGTGAAACTTCTTCTGGCACAAGTGAAACCAATGCAGCTACTAGTGCCACTAATGCTGCAACCTCTGCTACCAATGCAGGTACGTCAGAGACTAACGCAGCAACCAGTGCTACTACTGCTACAACTAAGGCAACGGAAGCAGCAACTAGTGCAACTTCAGCAGCCTCTAGTGAAACTAATGCAGCTACGAGCGAAACAAACGCAGCCACTAGTGCAACTAATGCTGGAACCAGTGAAACTAATGCTGCAACAAGTGCAACTAACGCTGGCACTAGCGAGACTAACGCAGCTACTAGCGCAACAGCAGCAGCAACGAGTGCAACTAATGCAGGTACATCAGAAACCAACGCAGCCTCTAGTGCCACCGGTGCAGCCAGCAGTGCGACTACAGCGACAACTAAAGCGTCAGAAGCAGCAAGTAGTGCAACCGGAGCTGCCTCCAGTGCAACCACAGCAACAACCAAAGCCAGCGAAGCAGCCACCAGCGCAACCAATGCGGCAACTTCTGAAACAAATGCTGGCAATTCTGCTACAGCGGCTGCAACGTCTGCAACAAACGCTGGTACATCAGAGACCAACGCTGCAACCTCCGCAACCAACGCATCTAACAGTGCAACAGCGGCAGCTTCTAGCGCAACAGCGGCAGCAAGCAGTGCAGCGTCAGCAGCAGCAACATTAGCAGCTTCCGCGCTAAAAGCTAACAATTTATCTGACTTAGCTGATGCAGCAACTGCTAGAACTAACTTAGGTTTAGGGACAGCCGCTACAACAGCAGCCTCTGCTTACGCTACAGCAGCACAGGGAGCTTTGGCAGACTCAGCACTACAATCAAACTCAACTCTAAATGCAACGAATATGACAACAGGTACGCTTTCAGGCGGCACTTACTAAAGAGGAACTTAAACAATGGCTACAACAATTGTAACTAAATATGGATCAGATGCTCCAGCAGCCTCAGACTTAGTAAGAGGTGAGCTTGCGGTAGATACAGAAAACGGAAGGCTGTACACAGAGAACGCAGCAGGTGCTGTGGTTGAGATAGGGTTGAATCCAGAGGGAAATGTTGGGATTGGTACT